CGTGTTGTAAAACCATACGCCTCTACCAATCGTTCAATCGCAGCTTTGCCACCCTGATTGGGATTTATTTTGATCTCATTTGGGTACTTTGATGTTGACATATCTCTCATGCGATCCTAGTATCAGTTATGTTCCCATTTGGGGACTTGTCACGATTACAAACGGCTCACCACAAGCCAATAGGAGATGTTGCATCATGACCCCTAATATTTCAATCACTCTAAACACACCGCACGTCACAATTGAACGCTATAGCGAGCTTACTGGGCTACCTGTTGACACCATTAACGATATGCTTGCAGATGGTCGGTTGCCTCGTCACCGCCTGCGCAAAGATAAGAAGCGTGAAAAGGTAATGATTAACATCGTTGCTTTAACCGTTGATGCACTCTCAGATTGCAACGTGACTATCAATTAGTTCCATTTTGAGACTTCACGGAGCAACTGACTATGTTTGACTATCGCATATCAAAACATCCCCATTTCAATGAGGCCTGCCGTGCCTTCGCGCTGCGTCACAACATGGCGAAGCTGGCAGAACGTGCAGGTATGAACGTTCAGACCCTGCGTAATAAGCTCAACCCGGAGCAACCGCACCAGCTCACAGCGCCAGATATCTGGCTGCTGACCGATCTCACCGAAGACTCAACACTGGTTGATGGTTTTCTGGCGCAGATCCATTGCCTGCCATGTGTACCAACCAATGAAGTCGCTCGGGAGAAAATGCCGCAGTACGTCCTGAAAGCCACCGCCGAGATCGGCCGTGTCGCTGCCAGTGCGGTTTCTGGTGTTCAGCTAAATGCGACCACCCGCCGTCAGGTTGTTGAAAGCGTCAACTCAGTTACTCGCTTGATGGCTTTAACCGCAATTTCGCTGCAGGCGCGTTTACAGGCCAACCCTGCAATGGCAAGTGTCGTCGATACCGTGACGGGTCTTGGCTCTTCTTTTGGGCTGAGCTGAGGTGTTTATGCTGAATAACGAACCTTCATTCGCATCACTGCTGGTTAGGCAAAGCCCGGCAATGCATTACGGTCATGGCTGGATTTACTTACCTAGCGGAAAAAAGTGGCATCCGTGTATTGAACTGTCTCCCCGGCAGCAGGCTGTCCGGGGAATAGGCAAAAAGAGATTGCTACAACGTCTAAGTATTAACGTGGCAGGCAACCTGCAAACCAGGCGAAAAGTTTTTCCTGGAAGCTGAGCTTAGTGTCATCAGGTCGACCACATGCAATAGCAGTTCTTTTATAGGCTGGATTTAACAAAGAGCCGAAAGGTGCGGAATCAGAGTGATGCAGCGTTTTCAATTTTTGTGCAATCAGTTCCGGGGTCAGTTCATCCCCAGCGTAAAGCAATTCCCCGTACTGGCGGCTTTGCACGCTAGCACGCTCGGAAATAATGGCTGGTTGCCACACAAGTTGAATAGTCGCGATAACGACAACAGGCAAAGCGAACAACCATTCCAGACCGGTGTCCGCAAACACAGCTGTACCGCTAATAAGCTGAATGGCTGTCATCAATTTGTCAGCTCTACCGTGAAGCGTTGCCGTCATTACCTCAAGGTAATAACTGTAATGAAGTTGGAAGTATTCGGAGCTTTGTTTAGTCATGCCGGAATCCTATTTTTTATCCTGTCCCGGCGCTGGTTGAGGTGCAGGAGCAGGGCGAGGCAATACGTGGTAGTTGTCAGAGTCTGACATCAGGTTTCTCCTTCGATGGGTAGATGATTGTTGGCGCAAATAGTCTACCACTAAGGCACGTGCCGGGCGTGCATAAAAATCCCCGGCATCACTTTAAACATTCTTTGGTTCAGTGGTTTATGTGGATGTTTAACCATTTAAGTTCAGGTTGCTAGTGAGGTTGAACAATGGCTATAGAAGGTAACACGGCGACAGTACCGCTTAGTCCCGGTCAGCGCCTGAATGGGCTGAACCACATCGCGGAGCTGAGAGCAAAAGTGTTTGGTCTGAATATTGAGCGGGAGCTGGAGCGGTTTATTCATGAGATGCGCGATCCCCGCGACATTAACCACAAACAAAACGAGAGGGCACTGGCCGCCATATTCTTCATGGCAAAAATTCCGGCAGAACGTCACAACGTTAATATTAATGAGCTGACCACTGACGAAACGCGGGAGCTAATTAAAGCAATGAATCATTTTCGTGCAGTAGTGAGCTTATTTCCCAAACGGCTAACCATGCCGAATTAACCCAAAAAAGAAATTAATAGCGTAAACCCGCCGGGCATTCTTTTGCCCAATTTCAGGAGAAATGATTATGCGAAATAGTGAAGCACGCACTACTAAAACCGGACCGGATGATTCCGGTTTGTTCCAGCTGTTTAACGAGACCCGTCTGGATGAGCGTAAAAGCTGCGCCTTTGCCGTTTCCATCCGCATGGAGGCACTGGCGATCCACATCCTGAAAGAGGGGATGAACGCAGTGGAGGCTGCAGAATTACTGCGCCGTGAAGTTGCCCGTTATGAAGCTGAATCACGCGGGGACTGGCACTGATGGCTGATTCTATGGATCTCGTACAGCAGCGCGTCGAAGAAAACCTGCAGCGCCATATTCAGAACGCTCGCGCCNGAAAGCCGGGCGTTGCTCGCGTTCTTTGCATCGACTGTGACGCGCCAATCCCAACAGCTCGCAGACAAGCTATTCCTGGCGTTCAGTGCTGCATCACATGCCAAGAAATCGCTGAGCTGAAAGGAAAGCACTATCACGGTGGAGTCGTATGAAAACTCACATGCTCCTGGCTGACAACAACAGCACGATTCTTGAGATTCGTGCATGACTGTTTTTGCGCGGACGGTACACCATTTTCACGGTACTCCTGTCTGGGGCAGCGCCGGTGACGTTCATCGTATTGCGGTGAGCGGAGCCGGTGCTTTTGTTTCCTATGCGCGGCCAGATCAGATTGATGCCTCCATAAAATTCGCTTCTCTTGTCGCGATTGATAATGGCGCGTTTTCAGCATGGAAACGTGGTCTGGTGATTGACTGGTCAAAGTTTTACCAGTGGCTTTTGTCGTTTTATCACCACCCCAAAGTGAGCTTTTATGTCATTCCTGATGTGGTTGAGGGGGGGGGAAAGATAACGATGCTCTTATACGACAGGTCCCTGCCATGCTGCGAGATAAGGCTGTTCCAGTGTGGCATCTCCATGAATCAATTCACCGCTTGGTTGAACTGTGTCGCGAGTGGCCCCGGGTTTGCTTCGGGTCCTCTGGTGAGTATGCGACTATCAGGACTGACCGCTGGCACCGGCGAATGCAGGATGCTTTTGAGACCATTTACTGCAAATTCAATTTCCGGACTCAGATCCACGGGCTGCGGATGCTGGATGGGCGTGTGTTGGGTAACTATCCGCTGTCGACGGCCGACAGCACTAACCTTGCCTGCAATGTCCCCAAATTTAATACCAAATACCCTGAGCTGACTCGTGCAATACGTGAGGCTGAATATTCACGCGGCCTGTCAGAAAAGGAACTCATAGCGACCATCCTGAAAAATCGCTGTGCCATTCTCAAAGGCGCTATAGAAGCGGTTCAGCCTCAATCTATTACTGAATGGATATCGAAAGGATTACAGCCTTTCCAGCTTGAGCTGGAGATCGCATGAGAAACTATCCTTATTCCTGGAATGCAGACAGAAATGCGATAAACCCCTATCTGGACCCGGCGGAAGTTGCGCCGGTGTCTGCGCTTTCAAACCTGATCACTCTTTACGCTGCGGACAACGAGCAGGAGCAACTGTGCCGCGAGGTCATGAGTGATGAGGTCTGGGAACGCTATTTCTTCAATGAGTCCCGTGACCCTGTTCAGTGTGAACTGGAGCAGAACCGGCTTATTAGCCGCGCCAAAATGGCAAGAGAGCAGCAGCGCTTTAATCCTGATCTGGTCATTCTGGCCAACGTCAGTGCCGAGCCTGCCCACGTAAGCAAACCGCTTCTCGAAAGAATTAAATTCTTCCAGGGGCTGGGAAGGCCAAAAGCATATTCCCGCTATCTGCGTGAAACCATCAGGCCGTGTCTTGAGCGACTCGAGCGCGTGCGTGGAAGTCAGGTGTCTGCCTCTTTCCGGTTTATGGCGAGCCATCAAGGGCTGGAGGGGCTGTTGGTTCTACCCGAAATGAACCAGGAACAGGTCAAGCGACTGTCTACGCTGGTTGCAGCACATATGGGCATGTGTCTCGATGCCGCCTGCAGCGATCTGTTTGTGAGTGATGACGTCAAGCCTGAGCAAATCCGCCAGTCATGGGAAAAGGTAGCGGCAGAGGCTATGCGTCTTGATGTCATTCCGCCTGCCTTTGAACAGTTGCGCCGCAAGAAACGCCGTCGCAAGTCTGTGCCCTATGACCTTATTCCGGGTTCCTTGGCGCGGATGCTTTGTGCAGACTGGTGGTATCGCAAACTGTGGCAGATGCGCTGCGAGTGGCGAGAGGAACAGCTGCGTGCCGTTTGCCTGGTCAACAAGAAAGCCTCCCCGTATGTCAGCTATGAAGCCGTGATCCACAAACGCGAGCAGCGCCGTAAATCGCTGGAGTTTTTTCAATCGCACGAGCTGGTCAATGCCGACGGTGACACGCTGGATATGGAAGACGTGGTGAACGCCAGCAGCAGCAATCCGGCGCATCGCCGCAACGAAATGATGGCGTGCGTGAAAGGCCTGGAGCTGATCGCAGAAATGCGCGGCGACTGCGCCGTGTTCTATACCATCACCTGCCCGTCAAGCTTTCACGCCACTCTCAACAACGGCAGGCCGAATCCGAAGTGGACCAGTGAAACGGTCCGACAGAGTAGTGACTATCTGGTCGATACGTTCGCCGCATTCCGCAAAGCCATGCACAAAGCCGGGCTGCGCTGGTATGGAGTCCGCGTTGCTGAGCCTCACCACGACGGCACCGTGCACTGGCATCTGCTGTGCTTTATGCGCAAAAAAGACCGCCGCACGCTCACTGCGCTGCTGCGTAAATTTGCCATTCGTGAAGACCGCGCAGAGCTGGGCAACAATACCGGCCCGCGCTTCAAGTCTGAACTTATCAACCCACGTAAAGGCACACCGACCAGCTATATCGCCAAATACATCAGCAAGAACATCGACGGGCGCGGCTTGGCGAAAGAGATCAGCAAAGAAACCGGCAAATTACTGCGCGACAGCGCCGAGCACGTCAGTGCCTGGGCATCACTTCACCGCGTCCAGCAGTTCCGTTTCTTCGGTATTCCAGGGCGCCAGGCGTACCGAGAGCTGCGCCTGCTGGCCGGGCAGGCCGCGAGAGCGCAGGGCGATAAAAAAGCAGGTACGCCGGTGCTGGAAAATGCACGGCTTGATGCCGTGCTGGCTGCCGCTGATGCGGGCTGCTTTGCCACCTACATCATGAAGCAGGGAGGCGTTCTGGTTCCCCGTAAACATCACCTTATCCGAACCGCATACGAGCTTAACGATGAGCCGGGCACCTATGGCGATCACGGTATCCGTATCTATGGCATCTGGTCCCCGATTGTTGAGGGCCGGATCTGCACGCACGCGATGAAGTGGAAGATGGTTCGTAAGGCCGTAGACGTTCAGGAGGCGACAGCCGACCAGGGCGCTCGCGCCCCTTGGACTCGTGGCAATAACTGTCCCCCTGTTGAAAAAACGTACCAGACAGGGGGCGAACTACCGGGCAGCGAAGAACCTGCAGCGCTGCCGGACTACGAAAACATGAGCAAAAAGGAACTGCGCGAGCTGACGGCAAGGCTGCGGCTGGTCAAACCGAAACGCAGAAAAGGCTACAAACAGGAAATTACGGATCACCAGCGCCTGCAGCTCGATGCGGAGCTGAAATCCAGAGGTTTTGACGCCAGCGAAACGGAAGTGGATCTGCTTCTGCGTGGCGGCAGCCTGCCATCTGGAGCCGGGCTGCGCCTGTTCTACCGGAACAAGCGCCTACAGGAGGATGACAAATGGCGTCAATGGTACTGACAGCTCAGAGAAATGGCATATCTATTAATCAAAGAGTTAGCTGAGTAAAAAACTATTTCAGCTTTAAAATCATATGATGTACTGTATATATAAACAGTAATATTGGGAGGGAGTTGTGAACGATTTGTTCATGGAGTCACTTGCACTGCAGCGGATAGAACTTATGGCCCGGCTGGTCGCCAGCTCAGATTGTAGCGATGACGACAAGGAGGTCGCGATTTCGTGGCTTTCGGAGCTGACGAGCGACCTGGTTACCAGGCTGAATGAGTATGGAGTGAGGCAAGATGAAAGCACGCATTAGTGATGTTTCACCCTGGGAAACTCCCTCCCGTAACGCATTAAGCGGCATGACGGTGCAGTGCATGTCTATGGTGCATGGATTCGCATGATCCAAATAGGATCGCAACGGGTTGGGGCCGCCAGAACTGGCGCGCTTTCCGGCCTGTCATGCACCTGCATGAAAACCGCTACACAAAGCGGGCAGGCGTGGCGGGGATACGAGCGCGCGCTAAGTGTGATGACATACTAAAAAACTTCGAATATTATGATTGAAAATCAATAGTTCTTAGGAGACTAATATGGCAAATCTAATTAAAAGAATTAACCAATTAGTAGGTGATGTTAAAAGAAGCATTAAATTAGATGGAAAAAATCTAATTATAGTTGGTAATAATGGTGCGGGGAAAACTATTTTCCTTAAAACATTGGATTTACATTTAAAAGAAATATTCATGAATCAATCAGTTGAATTGATATCTGATATTCAAGTCAATCTTGAAAATCATTATAATTCATTAAAAAATTATAAAGTTGATAGTCAGGATTATAATAACTTCATGAATTCAATTGGTTATCTTGAAGGTATTATTGAAAAAAAGAAAAATTTAGATATTTTGTTCGGTTCTACCACTAATGTAATCCAAAGTATAAAAAAACAACAGCTCATACTGAGGTTTTTCAGAGCTGGAAGAGAATATGTCAGTGCCAATATAAATCTGTTAACAAGCGTTGAAAGTTTATATGATAGGTTTAAATCATCAAATGCTAATGATCAAAATACAAGTGATTACTTCGAATCATATTTAGTGTCAATGTCTAATTATGCGTTGCTTGAGAAAGGTGCTGGTGAGATTGAGGAATATAATAGAGTAACTAGTATTATTAAACAGATTCAATCTGATCTGCGTGATTTATTCGAAGATGAACACTTGGTTTTAAATTTTAATAGAAAGAAACTTAGGATGGAGATTGTTCAAAAACATAAAAATCCATTCGGTCTAGATGAACTACCCTCCGGTTTTGCATCAATTCTAGCTGTATACTCTGAGTTAATAATGTTATCCGAATTGAGTAAGCAGGATAAGGTTGAGGTAAAAGGTATTGTTTTAATTGATGAGATAGATGCACATCTCCATGTAACGTTACAGAAAAAAGTTTTCAACTTCTTTACCAATAGTTTTCCAAATGTACAGTTTATAATTTCAACACACTCACCTTTTGTTGTTCAGTCTGTCTCTGATGCTATCATTTACAATCTAAGCAATAACGAGCAGATGGAGAATTTGTCAATTTATTCATACAGCTCGATTGTCAATGGGTTGCTCGGAGAAACAACAAACTCAGATGATTTAGAAGCCTTGCTTTTAGAAGTCGGTGAATTATCAAAAAATAAAAATTTTGGTGATAGATTTAAAGAAGTGATGAATATTCTTGAATCTAAGGTTGAAGTATTAGATCCTAGAGCCAAAGCTATTTATTTAGGAGCCAAATCTCGTTTGGTTGATTGGCGGGAGGAGCAAGGTAATGTTTAATGTCGTCCGTCCATTACAGGTGCCCCCAAGCTTGGCTTTACAAAGGACATATAAGAGCGAGGATGTTATTGATGCATTGCGAGTTATGTTTCACAATAAGTGCTACTTATGCGAACAAGATTCTTTAGCAGATCCTGAGGTCGAACACTTCGTACCACATAATAGAGACCCTTTACTTAAATTTGGGTGGGGGAATCTCTTTTATGCTTGCAGGCGATGTAATGGTATTAAAAGTAACTCGCATGTGAATCTGTTAGATTGTACATTGACCAATAGCAATGTTTCCAGTGAGATAGTGCATTTTGCTGGTAATGCAGCTGTGGGAGAGATTTTAATTCGAGCGAGTAGTAATAATCCTTCTCAGCAGGTTATCAATACAGTTAATTTAATTAATAAGTGCTTCAATCTGGATAATACAAGCCTTAGGAAAGTGTCGAAAGAAAGTTTGATGGAGAAATTACTAATTGAGTTGGGGAATTATCTTCCTCTTCGAGATGTACTGGCGACCAGATTGAGTACTCAGGATGATATTCAGTCAGCTAAAAACAGTTTGGCCATAATGTGTGCTGACAATTATCCGTTCTCAATATTCTGGAAGTGGCATATATTAAAAGATGTGCAGCTTAGTCAACGATTCCCAAATTTGAGAGAGGAACTTGGTTTTAGTTTTATGGTGCGCAATTTCTGCGCACCATAAATTTACATTTCATACTCAAAGAACTTTATTATTGGAAGCTCTAACCAATTATTAACTTCTTCCAATCTTCTCTGTAGTGGCAAAAGCTCATTCCGGACAAACACCTTACTCGCCTTCTCCACATCCCCAAATCCCCCAACATTACTCGGCATGATCCCCATCATCTGCGGCGGAACGCGGTGTGCCGCCATCATGTCGTCACGGCTCACATTCTTAATGTTCAGAAACTCATCCTTTGCCGCGACCTCTGATAGCGGGATGATCTGAATCCCGTCCTTCTTGCCGTTCGGCGAGTACATAAACAGGTTACGGAAGTTGCCCGGCCCTTTGGCGCTTTTCATGGCCTGGCGGATGTTGTTCACGTCCTCCTGATTCTGCGCGGCGTCAGTCATATACATGATGAACCCCGCATGACTGCCGTTGATGTAATACTTGCGGCGGAACAGCGTGGCGGACTCGTTCAGCAGGGCGGACGGGATGGCGGACAGGTATTCCGGCAGGCCGTAAATCTCCTGGTTTAAATCCGGCTCCATCAGGTGAAAGATGCTGCCTTTAGTGAACTCGTACGGCTGCGTGGTCAAGCCGTACTGCACGAACCAGTAAGTATCCAGATCCACGCCGCGACGGGTGTATTTTGCCAGCGACGGCTCCAGCGACAGAATACCGCCGAGCCGGTTGGTGCGCTTCTCCAGATAGGCGTTACCGAACACCAGATAGTCCTGCACAAAGCGGCTGAACGCCTGCTGGCTCAGCAGCGGATGCGGGATAAAGGTACTGGTCAGAATGTTGCGCTTTACGGCAATGGGAGAGCTGTGATGCACGGCGGCGCGATAGGTGCGCGCCAGTCCGTCGAAGCTCACCGGCGGTTCATACCAGCGGTCCATCTGCACGCACTCCACATAATCCAGCAGCTCGCGGCGGTCCAGCACCGGGATCGGGTCGCCAAAGCTGAACGCGTCTGCTCTTGTTGCGCCGTTGTGCTGAACGCTTTGAGCGGCGGCTGCAGCGCGGTTTTTCTTACTCTTGCCCATCAAAAAATCTCCACAATGTTGCTGGTATTGGCGGATTCGCCCTGCAGCGGTTCGTTAAATAGTGCGTGCATGGTCGCCCAGGCCAGATCGGCGTGACTGGCTTCTTCACTGCGGCTGGCTTCGTAAGTCGGGCGGTTGCCGCTGGCCGTGGTGGCGCGGCGGATAGCCATAAAGGACTGCGCGATATCGGTGTGCCCGGCGTCAAACTCCAGACGGCGGTGGCTGATGATGTCGTACGCCTTGAGCACCAGGGCGTTTTTGACGTTGGGGTTGTAGACAAACTCGCGCACGGCCGGGAAGAACGCCTTCACGTTCTCATACACGCCGTGGCCGACGCCGGTGGAGTCGATGCCGATATAGGTCACGTTGTACTGCTGGGTCAGCTTTTTGATGGCGTCCGCCTGAGCGCGGAAGTCCATCCCGCGCCACTGATGACGCTCCAGAATACGGAACTTGCCGCCCGGAACGGCAGGCGGGGCCATGACCACGCAGCCCGCGCTGTCACCGTTCTGCGTACCTTTCGCCGGGTCATAGCCGATCCACACTTCACGCCAGCCAAACGGGCGCAGCGCCAGCGCGTGAAAGTCGCTCCAGACCTCCCAGCTGTCCACCATGCACGCCTGCAGCTCGCTGAGCGGAAACACGGACGCCAGATCGTCGATAAACTCGCACATCAGCAGGTTCTGGTATTCGTCCGGGCTGTACTCCATGCGCAGCTGGTCAATGTCGAACAGGTTACACCCGCCGCGCACCGCGTCTTCCACGGTGACAATCTGGCGATACTGTCCGTCCGGACAGAGCAGGCC